GAAAGGTCCAGATGCTTCAAACTGAGTTTCTAAGCCAAACACCTGAGACTCAGTTGGTTCGATAATTACTGTAATTGCCATTAGTTACCTCCAATACTACTTCTTAGCGTTTTCGTAGATGTTACCACGTGATCGCCTCAACCTCAGAGAGTGTTGTGGCTGCATGAATGGCGGCAATAAGCTGCGCGCACTTAAACGCATTGGCTGATGTGGACTGGTGTAGAGCAAGGCATACGTCCAAGGCATCAATTTCGGTTTCGCTGGATAGCGGCAGGGTTACCTTTGCCCCGTTCACGTCGAAAAAATCAACCGTGGTTATCTCAGCAAGAGGGTTGACCTCCGAGTACTCAAGCATTGCCCGCCGCTGGGCATCGATAGCCAGGCCCGATTCAAAACCGCCTTTGTATGAGTGTCCACCAACAACTACCGGATTTAGATCCGCTTCCTGAAAGGCGGTATTTATTTCGTGCACCTTTGCCTTCTTTGCATTTGCCAGCTTTTCCTCTGGGCTCATACCGTAATACGGGTCAGCAGCCTTGGCTTCTATCTCTACCAGCGCTGCGGCGTGTCGGCTGATGATTGTTTGAAATTGAGAAACAGACTGAATCGGCTCGTTATTCCCATCTTTGTACTCAATCCACCCACTAGTTCCATCAAACTGCACAGCATGAATAGCAGGGTCGATTCCATTCATATCAATGTCGCTAATAACAACACCATCGACAACCACAACTTTATCAATTGGAATAATAGTTAATTTCATATATTCACCTGTCCGCCAGTCTCTTTCCGTATTTTTTCAGCAATTACGTTACGACGTTGAGCAGAGAACTCAACCTCGGCCCCCAACGCCACATAGACTATCCGCCCATCTTCCAATGCAAACCAGCGGAATTGCCCCGGTTCAATCCCATCCCCCTCAACCCTCCTCAGTACTCTCCAAAACAACTGACCAGGGTTCCGGTAACGTACTTTATAGACTTTCATCAAACGACCTTTATCAGGTATAAGCACGATACAAACTTCGGTCTGTTTTCAAGCGATGCAGACCCGCTGGATGCCGCGCTCGCTCCGCCAGTACTAGCCGCACTAGATCCACCTGTGTTGCCGTGGTTGTGCGCTCCCGAGCTGCCGGTGGGGTATGTAGATATATGGGCCCTGCCGCCATGACTAATAGAGTTACACCAGTTACCGGAGGTTCTAGCTGTTCTATACGACGTTCCTGCCACATTAGCCCAGGTCTCGTTGTGTTGCGTATGCGAATGGCTCGGTATCTGCGCCGCGGTTAAAGTATGATTCGAGGTACCGTGCACATGCGCCATGGTGTGGGTATGGGCTATAGTGTGAGTATGGGCTGTGGTATTGCTTCCGCCAACATCACCCGCTGATGTAGATCCTTGAATGAACCGAGAGTCAGTCAAGTTAGGGAGATACCTGCCAACCCCGTTGAAGATTGGGGAGGCCGGGAGGTTCAAGGCCGTACCGTCACATACGTACCAACCTTTAGAGTTCAAACGTGTGTTAACGTCCGCTACGGTATTCCCAATTACATTGATGAAGGAGCCATTTCCTGAGGCACCGAAGTAACCTCCGATAAACGCTACGATAGCACCAACAGGAACCGCAGCGTCAATCGCGGTAGCCTGGGCGATGCTTACGGGCTTGTCGAGATCAGAGGTGTTGTCTACGTTCTCAAGACCTAAGAGAGTCTTGTGAGCATCGGCAGTAGGAGCGGCCATAAGGCTTTTACTTAAACTGGTGATGGGTGTGTAGTCGAAAGCATCACCTGCGGCGTTAGTAGTTAGGGCTACGTTAGGGCCGCCGGTGGTTGCGTTAGGTAAGTTAGCAGCGCTCAAGGCCGCTAGGTCAGCACTAGCCTCGGCAGCTTCAGCAAGGTCAGAGGCCATGCAGGCTGAATTGGCAGCGGCCATTTGTTCGTTGTAGGCTTCTCTCGAGTAAGTGTAGGCGTTAGATTCCGAGAGAGCCGCAGCGTTCTTAGAAGCTAAAGCATCCGCCTGACTAGCAGCGGCTTTGGTAGCGCTTACAAAAGCCGAGTCAATCAACTGAGTGGTACCATCCGCCTTGTGGATTGGTACACCCTCGGTCTGGACTGCGTACTCTCTGGACTCGATCGCATACGCCTTAGAGCTGTATTGCCCTGGTGTAAGCACATCAGGGATAGTACCTTGCGGTGTGTCTGCCCAAGCCTCTGCTTGATCCACAACAACCTCAACCTTTGCGGAAAGAGCGTCAAGGTCGTCAGCAACAAAAGCAAACGCTGTATCCACCGCGTAGTTGACGTTGTTGACATCATCAGCAAAAGCCGTATCGCCGTCGTTGACGATCTTGTTCTCTGGGTTGTAGTATTTGTCTACACCACCATATGCCATTTATATTCCCCCTTACATAACTGGGCCCGCCACTGTGTACTCGACGGTAGCCGCGTTGACAGTGTGTGGGTTACTGTATTTATCTTTTGAAGCTAAGGAGATACTCATGTTCTTACCGTACCCTGAAGTATACAGAGTTGGGTTCTGGGTAACAGCAGAGCCGTACGTGAACGCCCCCCATCGATCGGTACCCCAAATACCACCCTCTCCCTCTGAGATAAAGTCTTCCCGAGACGCACGAGGCATACCCGGCTCTCCGTAGTCAAAAGTAATTCGACCAAACAGAACGAAGCTACGGTCCGCCTTGAGTTCAAGAGACAGCTTACGGAACCTTTTGAAAGCGGTGGGGCTTTGATAAGAGTTATAGCTAGTCGTCAGCTTTGTAACTATATCCTCGCCGTCGAAGGACGTTCCAGAGTCCATGAGGTACACAAAACCGCCAGTAGACCCGAACGCTATCATAAGGTTTCCAGACGAGTCATAACCCTCCGATATGCACATAACCGGGTGCCTGTACTGTACCTTAGTTATACCTTTAACCTTTTTCTCGTTATTGAAAGAGAACACCAAACCTAAGCCGTTATTAAAGAACATCCTGTATTGGTTGTTTACTCGATGGACAACCGTAGTTGTTATAAAGTTCTTATACTTCATCAAAGTTCTGTGTATATTCTTAGAGAGGTACCCAAGAGTGAAGTCACCAAAAGTGTCTGTTGCCTCAAGAGAGGTGATGCCTTTATCACTCATGCTTAATACGGTACCCATAATGTTCTGAGAGGTACCCTCATACGCACCAGTTTGTTTACTAAAGGTTTCCTTGTGGAATTTATACTGAGCTACGACACCAGCACCAGAGTCAGTGTCAGCCAGTGACCTGATAATATATGTCGATGTTCTACAAAAAACAAACAGGACATCACCGGGCCCAACCACGAGATCTACAATATCATCCTCCATGTAGAACTCGCCAGCACCGGAAGCCGGGTCGAAATTTAGCGGATCCTCTGCCGCGCTGAATACCAAACTGCCATCGGGGTACCCTACGAATAGGCGGTTCTTGAACTCAATAATGCTGTTAGCGTAGAAACCTGTGTCAGGATCGTCTGGCAAGAAAGAACCATCGATTACGTCAGTCACAACATCTCCGTCGAGATACTGAGGGTGATCAACACCACTGGCCCAAAAAAGTGTCTTCTGTTTCGCCCGTCCAGTAAGGTAAGCGTACTGACCTATAGACCACTTGTATCGTCCGTTTGGGTTAATCTTGTTTGTCTTTGCTTCCCACCCAGAAGGAGTTGCTTCGTACAGAGTGGCGGCTGAACCCCCTTCGTCGTTTCGTATACCGTAAACAGTCCCGTTAAACACCACACAACCTAGTGTACTCCCTTCACCTGGAAGTGGCTGGATAGCTGCTCGCGCTGCCTCTCGTGCACTGTCGTTAATATGGTACTCGTAGAAGCTCTTGTAGGAGTACGGCATAGTGGGTGGAACGAAATCATCATAGTGGTGTACGTTGTTACGGGTGAACCTAATCTCCCCTATGTTCCCCTCGTAGTTACCGCCTATCACAAGTGGACTAGAGTTATCAAACACAGCAGCTAAGCTGACCGTAGGTACATCCCTTTTCCCGTTAATAGATAGGCTAAAGACCCCGCTGGACCTAGAGACCTCGACATGATAGGTGGTGTTTGTAGTCACCGTCAGTACAGAGGTCAGTACCGTATCGTAAGTGACGCCATTAGAACTAGCACTGAATACTACCTTGTCGTTATTTAGCTCAACCTTGTACGAGTTGGCTTTTTCAAGAATCAGTTGGACACCTGTGATCTTCTTTGGTCTTAAGAGGAAGTCAATGACGTAGTCAAGAGTACCGATATCAAGAGAGGTATCGACAGGGTTAACAGTCATGTAGCCGTCCTTAACGGAGTAGCTTTGGTGGAAGAACTTCAAAGGTGTCGAGGTATCAGGGACTATTCCAGTGTTCACGATTGGGTGACGAGCGAAGCTCTTGTCAACAGGGCTGTCGCTGTCACACTCAATGAGAAGAGCAGTTGTTTCGTCTAGTCCGTGGTCAGTCAGGACATCGATATCAACAGCAGAGGCTAAGCCAGTACCGTCTGTTCTCTCGTAGCCAGGGATACTGATGTAGCCGTGGTATACGCCGTCAACCTCTTGGTAGTTAACCCCTTCAATTAGCTCACCACCTCTCAACTCTGCCTGAGCCACATCCTCTTTGATGCCTCCAGTAAGGATGTGCACTTTAGTGCGAGTTGCCCTCATTGGTGTTCTTTTTGATCTAGCCATAATTTAAGCCATAGGTACGATGTTAACCGTCTTGCTGGGGATCTCCGATCGCTTCAGTTGCAACAGGAGTGTATCATACTTAGTCATGTTTCGGTCTTCAATCTCAGGGTTACCTAACCAAGAACCAAAGTCTGCTGCTGCCTTGTACACAAGAACAGTATGGAAACGCACAGGTATGATAGGGATGTCGGAGTCGTTAGAGAGAGTCAAAGGGACTCTAACGTACCTCGCTCGGATTGCGTAAGGTTGATCAGGTGTGTTGAAGACTACCCCGTTTGTCTCTGGTATGATAGTGTACATACGTGGAGGCCCAGGGGCTGAAGTCCAGTCAGAGTTGAGGTAACCCTCATAGTCATACCTCCGCACCTCCTTGTTGCTGTAGTAGAGTTTGTTCCATCGACCTACGTCAGCGTTAGTGATTGTATATGACGCAGGTGTGATGTGAGTGTCAAGCGTCCCCTGCATGAACTTCCAGTCATCCCTCATTACCTGAATATCATAATATGCTAGGTTGACAAACTCGGCAATGCTTATTTGAATGTCCTTGAGATTGTTGACGGTATCGATGTCACCTTGAAGACCACAGGCCATATTGGTGAGTTGCATGATCCTTAAATAGTGCATAAGCTGCTCCTGTGTAAATACAAAAATGACCCCTAAGGTTCTCACCAAAGGGGCCATAGGTTATCCCTGCCGATCAGGTCAGAGCATCCTTGGTGCAGAGCAACAGCGCAATAGCCTCAGGCATAATAACCTTACGGCCATAAAGCAGAAGTGTACGCCAAAGCTCACCAAACTGATCCGGGTTAGGCACAGTCTCAGTCTTGTTGACCTGAGATGCAAAGGTTACAGCATCTTTGACACCAGCGATGACCGAGAATGTCTCAACGTCAGCGCCACCAACACCAATGCCATCCTCGGTTTCGTGATACAGCACGTTCGACTGATACACCTTGAACCGGTCAATCTGACCGATAAGACCCGTACGAATTACTTGGAAGATACTTTATCTTCGTGGACTATCACATCCCTTTGCAGGGTTCAGACATTTAGTCTCTGCGGGTAGTTCATGAAACTCTTTAATCTTTTGTAGCGCCAGATACTTCTTCTCAATCAGCATGAACGGGAGGATGTCAGAGATAAACCTAAGAGCAAATGTTCTACTTTGTTTGCCTAAGGATCGTCTCCAGCATTTCATGTTCCTGTCTTTAGCTCTTATGTTTCCACCGTAGCTCTTTTGAATCCAGTCGAGTACGGAAGAGTCTAACTCGTGCAGGCTTATGGAACAAGAGAGTTCGTTTTCATAGTGCAAGATACCGCGTCTTACTCTTGGCACTTTGATTCTAACAGTTATCCAACCATCTCCAGCAATTAGACCAGCGAGGTACGCAGGGCTTATGTGCTTAGGGAGTTTTAGTGGACCACTATTGTCTCTTGAACAAACTGAAAACTCTCTCAACTCCTCTACTTGCTCAAGCGTCAATCGAACCCCTTTGAGTTCTTTGTACAACCAGAGCATGTTATCAAGATGCTTTCCCTTGATCTGTAGGTGTTTACCTATACGGTTGAAGAGCATGTCAACTTTTGATCCGGAGAAGGACAGCGTTGCTTGGTGTGCCCACTGTTCTCTTGCTCGATAGCTCAAGGAACCTGCGTTGAAGTACCTCTGAAGCCCTCGAATCATTTGATGATCCGGATCGTTAGTTGCTGATTGATCTATCTGTGCAACTATTTGGATTAAGTAGTAACCTCCATCATGGTAGGAGGATGTCTCATGGCTGTTGAACTTAATGGAAACGCAACCGTCTGAGTCAAACAGACCAGCAATGATCTTGTTGAGCTGCTCAGAGTTACCTTTGATTTCATCGTTCAACAACTTATGCAATACAGAACTGGTAGATACCAAACCCACACTCCTTGTGGTATAACTTTCCCTCGGGTTATCTTTCGACTCCCCGTTTTTTAGTCTGAATTTTAATAGGCGTAATTATAAGTAGCGCCTGTCGAGTCTCCGGTGATGTCAACACGCTTGAGGTCGCCCTTCTTCAAGAAGTTAGCGTACCAAGCGGGGATAACGATGTAGCGACCTTCATCGGGTACGTTGGCCTCATCGAGGACGGTACCAAGGTCAGCGATCATATCAACAGCGTTGGCAGCGGTGATCTGAACAGGGGCACCGGCATCACCCAGATTGAATCCGCCAGTAATCCGACCAGCAGTAGCGCCTTTGTTACTAGCGTGTACCTCAGTCGGAATGTACGCCAGAAGCCGACGATCGGTATCGATCTTCAGAGACACAGCAGCTCGCTCTGCGAACAGACCCATCAGATCGAGATCGGACTGTACCTTGTCTACCTCGTCAATCTCAAAGGCCTTATAGAAAGCCTGATCGATCACGAGGGTACGAGCGTTCTCAGAAGGCTTGGTGTAGACAATCGGAGTGCCTACTTCGTATTCGGATACGTCACCGGATAC